AACCACACAACATGTCTGGTAAAGCCGTGGGCATTTCCTCAACCCCCGGCGCTATGCCAAACCGCAGCAAAGCCGACACGGTCAACATGAGCATTGGCAACATCAGCAAAGCTGCTGGCGACCAGCAAGTCAAAACCGACGGCATTAAAGTTCGTGGCACTGGCGCGGCTACTAAAGGTCTGATGGCACGGGGCCCAATGGCTTGATATGAATTATTCGCAACTGTTCAATAACATTCAGTCGTACACGGAAAATAATTTTCCGGAGTTCACCGTTTCCGACGGTTCGACAGAAACGCCTAAAGAACAGATTGATCGTTTTATTCAGCAAGCAGAACAACGTGTTTACAACACGGTACAGTTTCCGTTCTTGCGTAAAAATATGACGGGCAATGTCCAGTCTGGCAATAAGTATCTCAAGGCTCCCGATGACTACCTAGCTACGTATTCTTTAGCGGTGATTGATGCGTCTGGTAATTACGAATACTTGTTAAACAAAGATGTAAACTTTATCCGTCAAGCGTACCCTAATCCAACTACAGATGTTGGGATTCCAAGGTACTACTCTTTGTTTGGCCCAGCCATTGTTGGTAGTGCGATCACAAATGAATTGACGTTCTTGCTTGGCCCAACACCTGATGCGGTCTACACGATGGAGCTTCATTTCTATTACTACCCTGAGTCCATCACAACTGCTGCCACTTCGTGGTTGGGGGACAACTTTGACACGGTACTCCTGTATGGCTCTTTGGTTGAGGCGTACACATTTATGAAGGGCGAGACAGACATGCTTGCTCTGTACGATGGCAAGTACAAAGAAGCCCTTGCTATGGCTAAACGCCTTGGCGACGGCATGGAGAGACAGGATGCATATCGTTCTGGTCAGTATAGACAGGCGGTGACCTGATGGCATTTCAAGGTAACTTCTCCTGCAACGGTTTCAAAACTGGGTTGATGAACGGCACGTTCAACTTTACTTCGGGGACGTTCTATATTGCACTCTACACCAATGCAGCCACGCTTGATGCGTCTACCACGGCTTATACGTCTACGGGCGAGGTTGTGGCTTCTGGGTACACGGCTGGTGGGCTGGCACTCACGATTGCACAAACTCCCACGGTAGGTACAGGCAGCACCGCTTATATCTCATTTGACAACGCGGTTTGGACTTCAGCACTAACCGCTCGCGGTGCTTTAATTTACCAAAGTGGTGGTGGAAACCCCGCAGTTTGCGTGCTTGATTTTGGCGCAGACAAGACTTCAACTACAACATTTACGGTGCAGTTTCCCGCTGTATCAAACACATCAGCAATCATAAGGATCGCATAATGGCACTTGTAACTACAACCAAAGGCGAAATGGACGAGACCATACTTGAGAAAAAAGAAGGTTTCGTTGATAATGACGTTGAATACACAACTTGGGTCGAATATTGGCTAGATGGCGAACTTGTCCACCGTTCGGCGCATGTGCGCTTAAAAACCTCCCCCGCGCTGTTTGCTGAAGCAGCATCTCTTACATAAGGAAACATCATGGCAAACACCCAAGCAATGTGCACTTCGTTCATGGGGCAACTGCTCAATGGCGGACATCAATTTGGAACAATTACGCTGACTTCGCGCGGCAGTTTAACAGCCCCCACTACTGACACGTTTAAAGCGGCTTTGTATCTAGCTTCGGCTACGATAAATGCGGCTACTACGGCGTATAGCGCAACTGGCGAAGTGTCAGGCACAGGCTATACCGCTGGTGGTGTAACGGTAACTAATGCTAACGCGGTTACTGCAACTAACTCATCTTCTACGGCAGGTGTTGCATACTGGACTCCTTCAGCCAGCATTACATACACAACGGTGACTTTGGCTACCGCGTTTGATACAGTGCTGCTCTACAACTCCACCCAAGGCAATACGGCTGTTAGCGTTCACACCTTTGGTTCACAAACTATAACTGCGGGTACGTTCACGTTGACTATGCCTACAAACAGCACAACTTTAGCGTTGATCCGCTTGGCTACAACCTAATAGGACTGGCGGGGTAACCCGCTAGAGTAGCCATGTTTGGAATCTCCGCATTCGCTGAAGCGCCGTTTGCCTCGCTTGCGGGGAATACGATAGCTGTTGCTCTTACCGGCGTTCAGGCATCTGGCACTGTGGGGACAGTTGTTTATACGCCGCTTGTAGCTGCGGCGTTGACTGGGGTTGCGGCTACTGGATCTGTTGGCACTGTAACGGTTGCGGCAAGAAGTTTTGCGCTTACAGGAGTTAGCGCTATTGGCGTAGTAGGTGCAGTTGTAGGCACAACTACTAAAGCACTTACAGGCGTTGAAGCGGCTGGTGCGGTAGGTACTGTAGCTCTCGCGGTAAGAAGCCTTGCGTTAACAGGGGTTTCAGCATCAGGTGCGGTTGGTACGGTATCGGTCGCTGCAAGAAGCCTTGCGTTAACAGGGGTTCAAGCTGCAGGGGCAGTTGGTACGGTAGCACTTGCGGCGCGGTTATTTGCACTGTCTGGAATCCAAGCGGATGCGGCAGTAGGTGATGTTACTGAGACTAACAGCCCGACGGAAGATGGTGTGGTGGCTACTGGTTCAGTGGGCATTTTGTTGGCTAGAATAACGGTGTCGATATCTGGTGTATCGGCAAGAGGTCAGGTTGGGACGTTTGATGAGTTTTATTGGACAACAATAGATGACAGCCAAACTCCAAATTGGGCTTTAATAGATGACAGCGAGACGCCAAACTGGCAAAATGTTGCAATGACGGTGTAAGGATTAAAAATGGCCCTTGTAATAGCAAATCGAGTAAAGGAAACCACTACTACGGCTGGTACGGGGGCGGTGACTTTGCTTGGTGCATCCACAGGGTTTCAGTCTTTTGCCGCAATTGGTAACGCCAACACAACCTATTACACCATTGCTAGCCAAACAGGGAATGAATGGGAAGTGGGTATTGGCACGTATTCAACATCTGGTACGACACTGGCACGTACAACTGTTTTGTCCAATAGTTCGGGGACACAGCCATCAGCGTTAAGTTTTGCTGCTGGCACTAAAGATGTGTTTGTAACCTATCCCTCAGAGTATGCTGTGGCTGCTACTAATGTGGGAACGTCAGGTCAATTGTTGACTTCCAATGGTACAGGGGTAGCTCCTACATACCAAACCTCCACTGCTGCCAGTAAAGCCTACGCACAAGCTATGCGTATTCTTGCTGATTAAGGAAAAATCATGGCAGTAACCAACTTCTCACCCCTCCTTGGTCTGGCCCTTCCAACCACAGGTGACCTACAAGGTACATGGGGCACAACAGTCAATGACGCAATTACAAGTCTTATTGATTCGGCGGTTGCGGGGACAACAACACTTTCTGCCGATGCGGATGTAACGCTCACGACAACCAATGGCGCGGCTAATCAAGCGCGTAATGCCATCATTTTGTGGACGGCCAGTAACGGCGCTACAACTCGAAATATTACTGCTCCGGCTCAAAGCAAAGCATACTTGGTTATTAACGCTGGCACAGGCTCTATTGTTGTTCGTGGTTCTGGTCCAACGGCTGGTGTAACGGTTGCCTCTGGCGTTCGCGCTTTGGTAGCTTGGAACGGCTCTGACTTTGTAAAGATTGTCAGTAACCCCGTGGTGTTGACAACGGACGTATCCGGTGTTCTTCCAGCCGCTAACGGTGGTACAGGGTTGTCTAGTCCAAGCACTGCTGGTAACGTGTTGACTTCTACTGGGTCAGCTTGGACATCTTCTCCTGCTGGCGGCATCACCGCTGGTAAGTCTATTTCTTTCGCACTTGTTTTCGGTTTTTAAGGAGCTATAAATGGCCAATCCAAATATTGTCAGCGTCACCGCCATTTATGGCACTACGACGTACTACACACCTTCTGGCACAACAGCCGTTGTGTTGTTGGCTAACACCGCCGCATCTGGTCTGGTCTATAAAATTAATCAGATTGTTTGCGCAAACGTCAACGGTACTTCTGCTGTAAACGCAACAGTGAGTATCTACAGCAACGGCGCTGTGGCTCAAGGTTCTGCGCCTTCAGGTGGTACGGCTTATCCTGTCATCTCTACGATCTCAGTTCCTGCAAGTGCGTCTGTGATTGCTGTAGACAAGACAACGGCTATTTACCTGATGGAGGGCACTTCAATCTCAGTGACATCAGGTACTGCCAGCGGCATCACATACACCATCAGTTACGAATCCATCGCCTCTTAAAATTGGAGTAGCCAGTGAGCATACGCCAATACAATTT